GGTCTTTTATCAGCGCGTTGCTCGACCTGCCTGCTTAGCTGGGCAAGTGCGATTATTGGAATGTTTAACTCTTTTTGTGCGGCTTTCAATGTTCGGCTTATCTCTGCGACCTCAGCCTCGCGATTACCGCCTCTGAATCCCTCGATTGTCATCAACTGAAGGTAGTCAATGATTGCCCATTTGCAATTGTTCTTACGTGCCTCGCGCCGCATTATGCGTATTGCCTCATGCACACCACATCGCGGCTTATCGTAGATTGTGATGGGTAACTTCTCAACTAATCCGATCGTGGTTTCAAATGCGTGTAGCTCGGGCTGCGATAGGTTCCCATCGCGTAGGCGTGCGCTATTAATCGCATCGTTCGCGTGTTGAAGTATGAGCCGCTGGCAGAGCTGGCTTTGATTCATTTCGAGGTTGAAGTATATGCCAGGCTCGTTGAACTGGCAGGAGTGGTACAATGCGAGGGCAGTCTTACCCATCGATGGCCTGCCTGCTAAGATTATAAGCTCGGGATGGAAGCCTCCGGTGAATCGGTTAAGTGCTGCGATGCCGGTATTGAGCCCGCTCGTCTTACCGCTTTGGTGCAATGCAGCGCGGCGGTAGTATGCTTGTCGCTCTTCGTGGGTGAGCTGAAGTGTTGTTATGATGTTATCGGTAGGGCTGCCATTCTCGATCAGTGTATTGAGGCGCTTGATAATGTTTACGGCTGTTTCACCTCCGCTCTTTAGCTTACCTAATCCGAGTGCCTCTTCGGTTAGGATGTGGTTTATATTGCGTTTGATGTGTTCATCTTTGAGAATACTGATGTACTCATTGATCGGCTCGGAGTAACTAAGCTCATTGCCCCACTGGGTAACGCTGGCAATCTCATTAGCCGTAAGTGTTTTTTCGGTTAATGCATATTTGCCGAAGGTAACAAATGTCGGCTGCTTGCCGTCCTTCATTATCGCGTTTATGACCTTAAATGCTTTGAGGGCTGTATCGTCTGCGAAGTGTTCATCGATAAGCTGCGGCGCAATTTCCTTGTAGTTATCATCGCCGTTAAGGCAAAGAAACATTAGGGCCTGTTCGATTTTAGGAATTGGTTTCATTTAACTAATGAAATTTTTGAAATGTGAATAAGGTTATTAAAATCTTCATAAACCCGAACCATTAAACCATCAATAACTTCTAAAACAGTTAATGTTTCTCCGTAATTGTTTTTTACTTTCGTTCCTTTTGTTAGTTGTGTGTTCATTGTGTAAGTGTTTGATTGTTTAACAGCACAAATATAAAACCTTATTTTGAATTTGCAACACTTTATCGAAAATAAATTAAAATATTTTATTCCATCTTAACGCCCATCGAGGCGCGTGTCTTTGTTGGTGCTGTGTTTGCTGGTTGTTTATCCTTATCGCGTTTATTCCAGGTAACCAACCTGCGCCCAGTATCCCAAGCATCCTGAGAGGTCAAACGTATCCTACCATTCGCAAGCGGCTCAGTCCAATAGTTAAAGAAAGCATTTAGGAGTTCCTTAGGGTATCTATCCTTGTATGCCGTCATTGATTCAATCAAATCTTGCTCGCTCCACCTCTTAAAGCTATCTTTATTTTTATCCTTATCCTTCTCTTTATCCTTATCCTTATCCTTATAGGCTTCCGTTTCGCTTTCAATTCGCTTCGGTTTCGCTTCGTTTTCGCTTCCGATTCGCTTTGATTTCGGTTTGCTTCCGTTTATGTAGTTAGTGTTGCCCTTTGTTAACACAGGCTCAAAAGCAATGAATAATGCCTTTGCGAGTCCGGTTAAATCCGGCTGTTTGAAGTCGAGCGAATAAAGAAAAATTGCATCGTATAACTCAAGCCTTGCGGCTTCAGGTAGCTCTTGCATTGCCTCATACATTGATCGGTAAAATATGCAGGTATCTCGCTTATCCATTGTAAAAAAAATGCCCTTTGGCGGCTGCGGTCAGAGCGGCTCGGTTGTTACACTTCGCCTCGCAGCCATCAAAGGGCTTCAAGATTTTTGAAACTACATTCAGGCTCTGACCTCCGAACGATTAAAGTTACTAAAATAATTCGGGTTGTTCAAACTTTTGAAATCGGCTATTAACTTCTTTTAAATTGATTACAGCCTGTTTAAAATAACTATCCTTTAGCTCGATACCTATCGCTTTTCTACCCATTGAAACAGGGCTATAAACTTCGCCATCTCTCTAAACTGAAGCACGTTATCAATTCTAACATCGTCCCAAACGCTCGATGCGTACCGCTGCCATGTTAAATGAGACAACTTATTTTCGCGTTGATCGCCGTCAAACTTTGCCCATTTTTTTCTAAAGTCTGAATAATTACCGTATGTTTCCTCATGAGTTTTAAGAAATGGATTTTCACCAAAATATTCAAAATCGTTTAAGCCGTTCGGATGTTCTACTGGTACTTGCGTTTCGCCTGACTTTTTAAAAATCAAAACATAGTCAGGCATTGCGGTGAAACAGCGTGTAGCATCTTCAACTATAAATTTATGCATTAGGCTTTGAACCATTGTACGCATACGAACTTTTAAAGGCTCTTTCCAAATTGTTATGCGATTATGGTACTGCATGCCATATTTTTCATGTAGGCGTATTACTTCGCCCGGAAAGTCCCAAAGCCTACCAGTATTTGTATGAACATCAGTAACATGCACAGCGTTAATTCTACCCGGCTTTGTAACTCTAGCCATTTCTTTAATTAAAAATTCGTATTGCTCGAGGAACTGCTCTTTAGTTTCGCAGTTACTAAAGTCGTTTTCATGTGAGCTGTAATTGTAAAGCCCTGCAAATGGTGGAGAATATACCGAAAAATCGATACTATTCTCTGGCATTTGAGAAATTACATACATGCAATCGCTATTATAAATAGCGTACTCGTCGGTTACTTTTTGTTGTTTTACCATTGTGTTTAGTTTATGAAGTTTGGAAAAATTATTTCTTTGTCGAATGCCTTTTTAGTGATTACAAAGGTTTCGTTAGTTTGCTTAATCAGATTATCAAACATCTGAATAGCCTTATCCTTTTTTACCATTAGGCTCTCCATTATTTTAATCTGACCATCCGATAGAATCAAATCTACATTTACTGGCTTAGTTTGTCCAAATCGCCAAAATCTTCTAATAGCTTGGTAGTATTGTTCGTAGCTATAAGTAGGAAAATAGGTAGTATGATTGCAATGCTGCCAGTTAAGACCGAAAGCCGTTATCGATGTTTTGGTAATTAGCTTTTTTATTTCGCCGTTTGAAAAGGCTAAAAGTATTTCCTCTTTTTTATCTATGTTCATTGCCCCTTTAACCTCTACGGCTGTTTTATCGAGCTGAGATATTAGCGCGGCTTCATCGTTTAGGTTAACCCAATAAACCGAGCAAGGATGCAATAGGGCTTTATTATAAGCCATTTCGCAACGCTCTTTAATAGTAGACCTTACCTCGGCTTTTATTTCTGCGAAGCCTGTCGCTGGCATTGCAAACATGCTCATCTGACCATTGATAGCTAACGGGCTTGTATTTCGTATTATGGTTTGTATTTCGTTTAATTCAGGTAAAGCGTGTAAATTATCCGAATAACCTAAGTCGGAAGGCTTTTTACATGATATGCTCCAACTGTTTATCCATTGCCAAAAATCTTTCTCGGCGTGAGGCTTTAAATACCATTCTTCGCCCTGCCTTGCTTTAGATATTTGTGAAAGTTTAGCTACGTTGTTTTGATTGTTTTTAAAAAACTTTGCAAGCATATCCATATAACCCAAATACCCTAAAGCCTCGGAGCTTGTACCGAGTTCTATATAATCATTTGGCGAAGGTGTAGCCGTGAAAAGGAATCTATACTTAACCTTTTTTAAAAACGCTGTTATTTGCCCTTTAATAGCTCCGTCGAAGTTTTTTAAAATACTGCTTTCATCGAGTAAAACGCAGTCGAAATCCGAGCTATTAAATTTATCTATTCGCTCGTAGTTGCATACTACTATTTTACTTTTAATCGAACCGTCTTTGGAATAGGTTATATCGTCTATTCCAAACTTTTCAGCCTCTTTAATAAATTGAAAGGCGACCGCTAAAGGCGTAATAATTAATACGGGCTTATTCGTATGCCTTACATAGTTTGTAGCTATCGTAAGCTGAATAATAGTCTTACCTAAACCAGTATCTAAAAAAACAGCGCAACGCCCTTTTTTAATAGCGTATTCGGCTACGTGCTTTTGATAGTCGAACATTTGTTCAGGTATAAAATTTGGCTCAATACCGAAGTTAATCGAGCTGTGTTTCTTTGATTCGAGAAACGTTTGGTAATCTGTGTTCATGTGTTTTTGTGTTTAGTTGTTTATCGTAAGTACTCTTCAATTATTTCAATGCACTCCACATTC